CGTCATGACGCCACCGCTCGCCTTTACATAAGGCCGCTAGAAACTGTACGACGCCACTTTGGCGGTGCCATTTCGGGTTGGAACGGTAACTCTTTCACTCTTGATCGCATAACCATCATCCCGCAAGTCTTTAATTCTCGCGGCGAGACGCATAACGCCGAACTCAACCATTGCCTTTCTTGGTGTAAGACTGTGGCCGTTTTCAAGATACTTTAAAATTTGCTTACTCTGTGTCATCGTGCTTCTCCTTTAAAAAGGTCTGGTCTTATTAATGAACGATCAACCCCGGTTATTCTTTCAAGATTGACCAAGTGGTCGGCAGGGACTTCTGTCCACTGGTAAATACTCTGGCGCGATAAACCAAGCTCCTTGGCAACATAAGCCACCCCACCAGCGTTTTTACATATGTCTATTATAGTCATTTTCCCCTCAGATATTTTAGTAATTGCATTGTCAGTCTCCACGCTTCGCCCGCGCTTATTCTTTCGTGGCAAAGCTCTTTATTATCCTTGTATAGAACCAAAAACAACTCGCCCTCCACATCTCTGAAATTCGGGTACATTAGTGTCCAAGCTCCGCATTTAATTTAACCGCCTGGTCGTAGGTCAGACAGCGCATTTCCAGAACTGAGACGAATTTCTTTCCCAAGTATCCCTTCACCGCAGAGGCTATCTGATCGAAGTCTTCACGGATTCTCTCGTGACAAATTTCGACATCACTATAACTCTCAGTCCATTGCAGCCATCCCTCAGGCGGCACCTTGGTTGTCAGGATAAGAACGGAAATGAAAACGACTTTGATCATAAGATCACCAGCGCAAAATAAGCGACCGTGAAAAGTAAAAAGACGCAGACCCCATCTAGTACGGTCTGAATAATTCTGCCGCGTCGTCTAAATCTCAGTAATAATAAATTTTCTATCATCGTATCCCCATTTCAGCTTTTTGATAACTTAGTTCAGTTCGTTTCATATCAATCCAGGTCTTGTAGACATCGTAATTAACCTTTGCGATTGCAGCCAAGGTTCTGGCCTCGCTTAAACTCTTCAGATGACTTCTATACCCATCACTGGCTCTTGCTTCTCGTTCCTTCGACGCCTCTGAACCCTCGGATCTACCAGCGATGTCAGATAATATGGACTTGGTTGCATCATCGAGAGCTTTATAAGCCCCATCCAACTCCGCCCACGATATTCCACGCGAGGATAGTTCGGCGGCTGATTTATCAGGATCGAAATTCATTTAAACCCTCCACATATAAAACGGCATTCACCCACTTTTTTGCGGGATTTTCAAATTTATTAAAAATGTCCCATAAATTATCCGTAATTTCCCTGGGGTCGAGTTTCTGCGATTTCCACCAAAGTCTCTCACCGCGACTATGCTGCTCTCTGTGGTGTGCTCCGCATAACGGTAGTGTATATATGTCGGAAGGCTTTAAACCTACTCCACACGACGCTATAAAGCGCACGTGGGCAGCTTCTGTCGTTGTATGGTCGTTACAAATGACGCACGGCAAGGTTCTGATGTATTTCAAATACTTTGGCATTCTTTTAATTTCATTTTTCGGTATCATTATATCCTGTGGGAATGGGTTGCGCGGGAAAGGAACCGTTTCCGGCGGGCGCACCGCGCAACCCTTTTGACGACACGACTTCCCAAGCCGTGATTGAACGCGCCCAAATTAAAAAACAATTTCATCATCGATCATCTCGTTTTCAATAACCGGCGGAGGGGCAACTTGAGGTGATCCTTCGTTCCCGCCTCCAAGCATTGTTAGTGTACCTTTAAAATCCCCTAAAACGATCTCTGTTGTATATTTCTCAACGCCGTTCTTTTCCCATTTTCTCGTTGCCAGACTGCCTTCCACATATACTTGCGAACCCTTGGTTAGATACTTCTCAACAATACCACAAAGATGGTCGTTAAATATCACCACCCTATGCCACTCTGTCCGCTCCTGCCTTTCGCCGCTTTTATCCGTCCACTTTTCCGACGTAGCCAGGGAGAAGTTTCCAATACGTTTCCCAGTGTCGGAATGTCTAATCTCTGGATCACGACCAAGCCTTCCGATCAATATCACTTTGTTAACTGAACTCATGTCTTCAACTCCTTTAATGATTGAATTTTCGTTTCCATTTCCTCGATAAATTCCGCAACCATTTCACGCATTTCATCCAGTCGTTTATCGTCGCGCTCAAACCGCTTTATGAACAGACTCATTTCTTCTGGCATCCTGGGATCGTAGGATACGAAGTCACACCATTCTCTGCTGGTGCATTCAAGTTGCCATAGCATTTGCGGCTCATACTTCGGCGGGATTTTATCAGCCAACAGATAGTCAATATGCGTCGCCGTGTTTGGGCATTTAATCTCAATCAGTCCACCGTTAACCAAACCATCTGGACTCGCCCCGGACTTTAAGATTGGATGCTTTACGAAGCCAATTTCCTCCACCTTTGAATCCGTATGAAACTCATAAGCCGTTCGCGCCTTTGGCTCCGTATCTATCCCGTGCTGCATCGCGGCGTTGGTATAACTTTCCGCCGTCTTATCAGTTAAAGTTTCTGCGATAAGTTGCGCCATATAATTCTTGCGACCAGACCCCCAGCCTGTTTTGGTTTTGGAGATTACGTCAGGAATGCGGGAGGCCGTGACCAGACCTCGCCGCACGTCGAACCAACTTTCAGAACCCTGAATTACATCACCCAATTTTTTTCTCCAGTGTCTTTTTAACTTGGGCGAATTTCTCCGCTGGAATATCGTCAACTGACTTTATTCCGTAATGTTTACAAAGGGTCGCTGTATCAACATTGGCGTCCTTAATCAGCCCGACAATTATATCCTTCTGTTCGGGTTTAATCGTCGGTAAGGCTTCTCCCGCCCCTACGCCATCGTCATCTTCAGCCGCAATACCAACTGCCGCCATTAAACCATATCGTCGAGCGTAGGTGATTGCAGAACCTAACCCCTGCATATCATTCTTGACCAAGATCAAGGGAACGCCACCGTCGGTCATTGTCCCACCGTTCTTGTGATGGATAGAAGTCACCAATCTAAGATCGCCATTGGCTCCCTGTACCGCTTGATGAATTGCGATACCGTTATCCGTCAGTGGCTTTCTTATTACATCCCAAACGGAAGGCAGATCGGCATACTTATAATTATAACCATCCGCTCCTTTTTTTACGCCTTCAATCTTGGCTTGAGCCTTCGCCAGCGCGGAAAATAATTCTTCCCGCGCTCTAGTTGTAATCTCTTCAGTCATCTAACCCTCCATTTTTTCATCAAGTTCAGTTATCCCTAGTCCGATAAATGATCGGACGTCCTCAAGGCGGTCGTGGTAGGCAACGTCTGCGCCAAACTCTTCCGCCATTCGCATCGTGCTTTCAAGTTCGGCAATTTGCTCCTGAGCCTTCAGTAAAAATACTTTGGCCCGAAAGTCAGAGCTACTCGTCGGCGTATCAATGTCCACCAACGTCGAATTAAAATCATCTGGATATGGCATAATTTTTTCCTTTCAATTTCATAGTAATTTATTTTCAACGTAATGTAAAGTTTTTATTTACAAGGATAAGCAAAAAAAACCAGCCCGAAAAGGGCCGGGGATGTATATTGGTAAAATTCAGGAGAAAAAAAGCGCAGTTTCGGCTTCGCGCCGACGTACCAATCCTTTTAGAATTATGCCACCCGCCCGACGCCATTGCCAGAATTGATTCCCGGCGTCTTCAATACAGCCTTGTTTTATTAGAGAGCGAACTTGGCTGGCGCGGAAATTGCCTGAACCGATATTAAAAGTCAGAGAGGTAAGTGCGCCTTTTTGATTTTCAGTAAGGTCTTCAAAGTATGGTTGGGTTAATCTTTCGACCGATCTGAACGAAATATTACAATCTCTTTCGAGTAATTCGATAGCTGTTTCGGCGGTAATCTCTTCGTGATCCATAGTAACCCTTTCGCCATCCAGATCATAAGTAGCGCCGTAGCCAATAGTGGGAATCCCAATACAATCCCGATACACCGAAAGACTAATTGATTCGAACTCTTTAATACATTCCAAACC